CGCAAAGGACATGTTCGCAAGTTCCGTAAAGGATTTAATACTACACACGGCACTAAAATTACAGCATGTAGCAGACTAAAAACTATGATTGAAAACGATAAAATGAAGATTAATAGTTCTGCACTAATTACAGAACTTAAAGGATTTGTTGCTACAGGTACTAGTTTTAAAGCAAAAACAGGCGCCACAGATGACTTAATAAGTGCTACATTATTAGCTATTAGAATGATGGCAGTATTAAAAGATTGGGATCCGAGAATATATAACACATTTAACCAATCTGATACAGATTATGAAGATTACGAGCCGCCGATGCCGATCTTCGTTACAGGCGGTTTAGGATAAATATTAATATGAAAAACCTTGATACAGTTGCAGAAGAATTATTTAATAAGATTAGGGGTAGATTTCCTAGTGTAACAGTGGGCGATGAAAGTGCCACTATTACTAATCAGCCTAATACAGGTAGATTTTTTGAATTTACTTTTGCAAGCGGTAAAAAAGTAAATATATCATTGAATGAAAAAGATTTAACTATTATGTATAGTAAAAATCTTTTTGGCGAAGATGAGAATGTTTTAAAAGATAAATGGTTTGATTTTTTAAAAGAGTTAAGACAATTTGCAAAGAAGAGAATGCTTAATTTTGATACAAGAGATATTAATAAATCAAACTTAGATAAACGAGATTATGAATACCTTAGCACGGAGAAACAAATGAGCGAATCAAAGATGTATGGTACTAGTAGAACTAGTTACCAAGACGTAGGAACAGCAAGAATGGTAGTAAAACATGCTGGCCCAGTTAACCACGAAAATGCCGCAGGACGTACACAAAACGTACATAGCATTTATATCGAAAGTGACGGCGGAGAGAGATTTAAATATCCTTATCGTCATCTAAACGGTGCAAGAGCAATGACAAGACACGTTGCGGAAGGCGGAACACCTTACGATGACTTTGGTAAACATATTACAGGACTTTCTGAAGAACTAGTAAACCTACGTAAATTTAAAACATACATGAATCGCTCAAGTGTAATGGCAGAAGGCTTACTAGGGTATATGGATATAGTTAATGAAAGACTTAATACAGTTAAAAAGACTGTTGAAATGCTTCAAAGAGAAAACTTCTATAAAGAAAGTGTTAGTACTTTTAAAACAGCCGTGCTAGAAGATGTTCCAGAAGATGTTTCAAATACTTGGATTGATGAATTAACTATTAAACAGTTTAACGAAGAATTAAAAGGTGTATTTCCTTATATCTATAAACTAGTAAGTGAAGCAAACAAAGTTGAAGAAATTGGTCCAGATGAACTATTAGGCGAAAGAGACGACCTTGCTAATCAAGTTGCAAGAGAATTGTTTGACCAAGGTGTGCGTTATAATAGCGTCGAAGACGAAGACAAAATTCATGATATGATGATTGACATGGGCTATGGTAAGTACATGAACGACAGAAATTTTGAAGGTGAAGTTTTTGACGATCTAGCAGGCATGGGCGGCGAGGATGATGACGACGGACAACCTAGTTCATATGACGAGTATCAAGATCTACATGGTGGTGATGATTGGGATCACGGACAATACGATATGGAAAGTGCATACGAGGCACATTTAGAGTCAATTATTAGTAATGCGAAACACGAGAAGGATCCTACTATGGAAAAAACAAAACAATTTGAAATGTTTAAAGAACAAATGGCAATTTCGTCAATTGTTGGTTTAAAAGAATTTAATTTTAATAATAAAACAATTACAGTTAACATGGATAGTAAATTGGCAGAACAAGTACTTGCTGAAAATCCACTAAGATGGATTGCACAAGGCGCGGCAAAACTTTTACCATCCGTTGGTGCAGGCGCAAGACAAGGACTAGATGACATTGCTCGCGCGGCAACGTCCGGAGCAAGCAAAGCGGCCCAAGGTGCAAGAACAGCGGCTCAGGCAGCGGCACCAGCAGTGGGCCAAGCGGCAAGAACTACTGGACAAGCAATCGGTAAAGGCGCGGCAGCAACAGCTGGAGCAGTTGGTAGAAACGTAGTACAGCCTGCGGCTAAGGCAGCTGGCACTGTTGGAGCAATTGGCGGCGGAGCATACTTAGCAGGCGATCAATTAATGGGCGCGGCAGGTGATGCTATTGCGGCAGCTGGTGATAAAATTGTAACATCAGCAGGTGACTTAACAGCGGCTCTAGGAGATCAACTAGCAGGAATGGTTCCAAATATTGGCGAAATTGGTGCAATGGCAGCAAAATATGCCCTCCCAGTAGGACTAGTAATTGCGGCAATTTTTGGCGGTTCTAAATTATTAGGGTACTTGTTTGGCGGCAAAGACGAAAAAGAAGGTATCGAAGACAAGATGAACAAGAGAAGCGAAACGAACAACGATGTTCCGCTTGAAGAGTTTGTTAAAAGTATGTATGATTATACTCGCAATAGTTTTCCAAAAGGTGAAACAGCAGTATTAACACAAGTTCAAAAACAGTATGGTGATCATGCTGTAGATGAAGCTCAATCAGTAATGTCACAATTAGTGAGCGGGCAAGACGAAGAAATGGCTCGTATTCAGCATCTAGCAGGCGTACGATAAATTTTTTCAAAAAAGTCAAAATAATACTTGACTTTATATAAGTAAGACTGTATAGTAGTAACTGTGCTATACAAAAAAAGGCACAAAGAGTAGCAATAATGTTACTCTTGCACATAGGCATTAACATTTAGGAGGCATTAACTATGGCATCATTAGCAGAAATCCGAGCAAAGCTCAAAGAACAAGAAGCCGGCACAGGCAACAACCGCTCATCAGGTGGCGACAACGCAATTTACCCATTTTGGAATATCAAAGAAGGCGAGAGCGCAACGTTCCGTTTCCTTCCAGATGGCGACGATACAAACACTTTCTTCTGGAAAGAACGTTTGATGATCAAACTTCCTTTTGCAGGTGTAAAAGGTCAGACTGATTCGCGTCCTGTGCAAGTACAAATTCCATGTATGGAAATGTATGGCGAAACTTGTGAAATTCTAAACGAAGTTCGAGGTTGGTTTAAGGATCCTAGTCTAGAAGACATGGGTCGTAAATATTGGAAAAAACGTTCATACGTATTCCAAGGTTTTGTAACTGACAATCCTTTGTCAGAGGATACAACTCCAGAAAATCCAATCCGTAGATTTATCATTGGACCACAAATTTTCCAAACTATTAAAGCGGCACTTATGGATCCAGACATGGAAGAATTACCAACAGATTACACTGCTGGTGTAGACTTCCGTCTTAATAAGACATCTAAAGGCGGCTATGCTGACTATGGCACATCAAATTGGGCTCGTAGAGAGCGTCCATTAGGTGATGCTGAAATGAATGCAATCAATACACATGGATTGTTTAATTTGTCAGACTTCCTTCCAAAGAAACCGGGTGAAGTTGAAATTAAAGTGATGAAAGAAATGTTTGAAGCGTCAGTAGACGGTGAAGCATTTGACATGGATCGTTGGGGTCAATACTTCCGTCCAGCAGGTATGGCACAGCGTACAGGTGATCCAAACACTCCTGCGGCAAGTACTCCGGCTCCAGTAGCATCTCAGGCAGCACCTACTCCAACAGCAGAAGCAACTCCAGCACCAGTAGCTGAAGTAGCGCCTGCAACAGAGGAAGCACCTAAGACTGAAAACAAGGCAGAAGATATTCTGTCAATGATTAGAGCACGTCAATCGCAATAAGATAACAACACCCCTAGGCTTGCTATATAGGCAGCCCGGGGGCACTTTCTAACTTTAATATAGGAGAAACAATGGCTAAATCATTTGATGTTAGTAAGTTCCGCAAGGACTTGACTAAAAGTATCTCAGGCATGAGTGCTGGATTTAACGATCCTACTGATTGGATTTCAACAGGATCATATGCATTAAACTATCTTATCTCAGGAGACTTTCATAAAGGTGTTCCGCTTGGTAAGGTAACTGTGTTTGCAGGTGAATCAGGAGCAGGTAAATCTTACTTTTGCTCAGGTAACATTGTAAAACACGCACAAGATCAAGGCATCTTTGTAGTACTAATTGACTCAGAGAACGCACTTGATGAAGCATGGCTACAGGCTCTCGAAGTTGACACAAGTGAAGAAAAACTTCTTAAACTTAATATGTCAATGATTGACGATGTAGCAAAAACCATTTCAACATTTATTACAGACTACAAAGCAATGGCGGAAGAAGACCGTCCTAAAGTATTGTTTGTAATTGACTCACTAGGTATGTTGCTAACGCCTACAGATGTTGATCAGTTTAACAAAGGTGATATGAAAGGTGATATGGGTCGTAAGCCTAAAGCACTAACATCACTTGTACGTAATACTGTTAACATGATTGGCTCGTTGAACGTTGGACTAGTGTGTACTAATCACACATATGCATCGCAAGATATGTTTGACCCAGATGACAAGATTTCAGGTGGTTCAGGCTTTATCTATGCAAGTTCGATTGTAGTTGCAATGAAGAAGTTGAAACTTAAAGAAGACGAAGACGGCAACAAGATCTCAGATGTTATGGGTATCCGTGCTGGTTGTAAAGTAATGAAGACACGCTATGCAAAACCGTTCGAAGGTGTGCAGGTTAAGATTCCTTATGAAACTGGTATGAATCCTTATAGCGGTCTTATTGAATTATTTGAGAAAAAAGGCTTGTTAGAAAAGCAAGGCAATCGACTCAAGTATGTTGACTTAGCCGGCAATGAACATCTTGATTATCGTAAGGCATGGATGTCTCCTGAGAAGATGGATTTAATTATGTCGGAATATAACGAGAAAATGACTCCTGTGGTAAATACCCAAGATGACATCGTTGATGACGATGTTGAAATTGAAATTACAGAACAGGAGTAATATATGGACAGTGGTTTAATCGTTGACATTTGGAATACGTTTAAAGAAGCAGTTGATAAAAAACAGATCGAAACTGTAGCCGAAAGATTTGTAGATGTATGTGCAGATTACGGTGCAGACGATACACATTTTAGAGACTCAATGGGAGCATGTGATATCTTAGATAGTGCAATCTCTTACTACTTAGATGAAGAACCAGATGATTATGATGTCGAAGATGACGGCTGGGATGAATGATTATGGGATGGTACAGCGAAGTTAGCCGTAACATTAATAAGATTCCAGATGCGATTGCATACTTTGAAACTGAATTAGTGAAAGCTAGGCATGAGTGTAAATTATCAGGCAATGTAGAACGAGCCGCGGCGGAAATGCCTGGCATTGTTGAGCATCGGTTTAATCAACTTCAAGAAATTGAAGCAATCCTTAATTACCTAAATATTGAGCTACGCAGATTGCGTAGCTCATATTTTAAAAAATATCTTGAAAATTATCAGCGAGCTCTATCTAGTCGTGACGTTGAAAAATACGTTGACGGTGAAACAGACGTAGTTGACTATGAAAAGATTATTAACGAGTTTGCACTTATGCGGAACAAATGGTTAGGTGTGTTAAAAGCACTTGATCAAAAACAATGGCAAATTACCAATGTCGTTAAACTAAGAGTTGCGGGCATGGAAGATGCATCAATATAAGTTTCAGGTACCTAAAAATTCAAAAGAAGTAAGAGGACAACTTTTTACGTATTTGTACAGAATGTGCGATACAATAACAATAGAATCTCCTCAAGAAATACAAGAAGATCGATTTCTTGCATTTAGTCATCCTTTTGATGATTGGGTATTTGATGCTATTCGAGCTAATCCTAAATTAAATTTCTTTCATATTGATAATGGTTATATTGGCAATCATAGACACAAGACTCCGTTCTATTATCGAATCAGTTACAACTCATTACAAAATACAAAGCCTTGTCCTGTACCGCATAGTCGGCGCGAATTTTTAGAATTTGACGATAACTTATGGCAAGACTGGAATCCAATTGGAGAATATAATCTTTTAGTAATGCCCAACAATAGTAATATTTTTAAATACTTGGGACAGGATTATGATACCTGGAGACGAGATACTATACAGTATTATGAGAGTCAACCAACTAAATTAGTTATTAGAGAAAAAGAAGGTAAGCGTAGACAAAGATTTAAAGAAGTTTTGCCGTTGATGTCTAATGCAAAACAAGTAATCACATACCATAGTATGGCGGCAGTTGAAGCACTATGTTTAGGAAAGCCAATAAAAATACTAGGTCAAAGTGCTGTAGAACACTGGCAAGGACAAACTAATTTTGATCGTTCAGAAATGCTTGAACATATTGCATGGAGTCAATTTTCAAGAAATGAATTTGCAAGCGGAACTGCATGGAAATGCACATTTAAATATCAGGTAAAATAATATGTATGTAGAAATTGATGGATGGAGAAGTATTGAAGGTGACATTTGTTTAAAGTCTGCTAAAAAGCAAGGCGCAGGTAACATTAATAACTATCAAAACTTAGAACTTGCAACAGCAATGAGCTCGTGTGCAAAATGGCGAGTTGCCGTTGATGTAGGAGCTCATGTAGGTATTACAGCATATCAAATGGCAAAAAGTTTTGAACACGTTCATGCATTTGAAATTAATCCTCAGATTTACAACTGTATGAAACATAATCTTGCTGTTAGAAAAGTTGATAATGTTACAACATATCCTGTTGGTTTAGGAGCAATAGAAGAAACTGTTGAAATTAACACGACAAATAAAAGTTTCAGTACACACGTTCGTCCAAACAGTACAGGTTCAATTCCTGTAAAACCTTTAGATTTTTTTAATCTGCGAGATGTAGATTTTATTAAAATTGATGCTGAGGGATATGAACCGTTTGTAGCAATGGGCGGAATAAAAACCATTGAACGTTGTAGGCCTATAATCTTATATGAATGTAAAGACCACCCAACACGTTATGGGTATCATGCTAATAGTATTAGAGAAATTTTAAGTCCATTAGGATATAGAATGATTAGAAAAATAGGCCGCGGCGAAAAAAATGCAGTAATAGGTTATCGACCCGGAATGGCACCAGATGTTTGAGTTACCGAGATTATATGGAAGTTTAACGCCAGCAAGTGAAAGCTGTGTTGTATTCTTTAGTTGTGATTACGATTATTTTGATCGACACGGATTTGCATTACAACAAAGTATTAATAGAACACTAGGTTGGATGCACGTACACTGTCATATTATAAATGAAGGAAACATGAATAAACTTGTGTTAGATGATTTACAATCCAAATATAAGTTTACGTATACATGGGAAGATGTCGATAATAAATTTTACACTAATCTAAAAAAGAATCATAAGCGCATGAAAGACGGCATTGATATTTTTAAGACTTCTGATTTAGATTATATTGCAAGAAGAACTTATCTTG